TAAAGGAATTGCTAGCTTAGTAGCACCTCCTCCAAAGCTTACGGTTTCGCAGTGGGCGGATAAGCATCGTGTATTATCTAAGGAATCATCAGCTGAACATGGGCGATGGAATACAGAACGTGCACCATATCAAAGAGAAATCATGGATGCAGTCAATGATCCAGGAGTTGACCAAATAGTCGTGATGTCTTCTGCACAAGTCGGGAAGTCCGAAATATTAAACAATATTATCGGTTACTATATCGATTATGATCCGTCACCAATGCTTTTAATGCAGCCAACGCTTGAAATGGCAGAGGCCTATTCAAAAGACCGCATAGCCGCCATGATACGGGATACACCAACATTAACGAAGAAAATTAATAGTCCAAAGGCGAAGGATGGAAATAATACATTGCTACAAAAGAAGTTTCCTGGTGGTCATTTAACGCTTGTTGGTGCCAATTCACCTGCAAGTCTATCTTCGCGTCCTGTTCGTTTAATCCTTGCTGATGAGGTAGACCGGTTCCCAGTATCAGCAGGTACTGAAGGAGATCCGTTAGCACTTGCGCAGAAGCGGACAAAGACTTTTTGGAACAGTAAATGGGTATCTGTATCGACACCTACTATAAAAGGTGCATCGAGAATTGAAGCGGAATATGAAGAAAGCACAATGGAACAATGGTGTGTATCTTGTCCGAGCTGTGGTTTATTTCAACCGTATAGTTGGCCACAAATTCGTTTTCAGACGGTGACAATGGAATGTGTGCATTGTAAAGCACAACATAACGAAGTGGAGTGGAAGTCACGTCCTGGTAAATGGATTGCGCGAAATCCTGAAGCATCGAAGCGAGGTTTTCATTTGAATGCACTAGCATCACCTTGGGAGAACTGGGCAAAGATTATTGCAGAATTTAAAGAAGCGAAACGTAAAGGTCTAGAAACATTTAAAACGTGGGTCAATACAACGCTCGGGGAATCTTGGGAAGAAAAGACTAACGATCAAGACCATACAAAGCTTGTTTCCAGACGTATTCGTTATGATTGTGAAGTGCCTAAAGATGTATTAGTGCTGACAGCAGGTGTCGATGTGCAAGATGACCGTCTAGAAGTGGAGATAGTCGGTTGGGGAGTGGATGAGATTTCTTGGGGAATCGCTTATAAAATCTTTTATGGAGATCCAGCGCAGCAAGCTGTATGGAATCAAGTTGATGCATTTTTATTAAAAGATTATATACGGAACGACGGGGTAAAGCTTTGTGTTGCTGCCACTTGTGTGGATTCAGGTGGGCATTATACAAGTGAGGTCTATGATTTTTGTAAAGACAGGGAGCACCGTCGAGTATTTGCGATTAAAGGAAAGGGCGGTAATGGTGTCCCTTATATTAATAAACCGTCAAAAGTAGGGAGACAACAAGTAAATTTATTTACGCTTGGCGTCAATGAAGGGAAGGATTTAATTTATTCCCGATTGAAAAATAAATACGAAGATAAGCCTGGTTATTGCCATTTTCCGTTAGAAGCGGATAAAGGGTATGACGAGGCTTTTTTTATTGGCTTAACGGCAGAAAGAAAAGTGACTCGCTTTTTCAAAGGTGTTCCGCGTATTGAATGGGTGAAACGTTCTTCCAATATTCGCAATGAACCACTTGATATAAGAAATTATGCAACAGCTGCTTTACGTATTTTAAATCCGGATTTGAACTATCTTGCTGAACATAATTTAACGAGCAATATCTATACACAAACAACGAGGCGGAAAAAACGTAAGCGGAGAGTGATTTCAAAAGGAGTGTAGAAGATGGCTTTTACGGTTGATGAATGTAGAGAAAGGTTAGCTATTTGGTTGGAGGCAGAGGCGAAAATCGCCATTAATCAGAGTTATTCGTTAGAAAATAGACGTTTTGACCGTGCAAATTTGGCGCAAGTAAGGGATCAAATAAAGTTTTGGAGAAGCGAGCTAGCACTAGCTGAAATGCGAGAGAATGGTCGAAGCCGTAGACGAGTGATACGTGTTGTGCCGCGTGATTTGTAGGGGGTATGACAAGTGAACATATTGGATAAAGCGATTGAGGTTGTTTCGCCTGAAAGAGCATTGAAGCGTGCAGGAGCTCGCAAGCGACTACAAATTATGAATTCAGGTTATGCAAATAGCGGTGCCAATAGGCGTAAAAAATCGATGATTGGTTGGATTTTTAAAGGTGGTTCTACGAAAGAAGATATCGATGACAATCAAGATACGTTGCGTCAACGATCTCGTGACCTGTATATGAACACCCCACTTGCTACTGGCTCAATCAAAACGATACGAACAAATGTGGTAGGCTACGGTTTGATTTTGAACAGCCAGATTGACCATGAGTTTTTAGGTTTGTCTATTGAGGAAGCGGATGCGTGGGAAACGACGGTTGAACGTGAGTTTGCTCTATGGGCTGATTCAATTATGTGTGATGCGTTGCAAATGAATAATTTTTATGAGCTGCAGCAACTGGCATTTATATCGTGTTTGATGAGTGGAGAGGTGTTTGCAACGTTACCTTATCGAAACCATCATCAACATTGGTATGGATTGCGTGTGCAGCTACTTGAAAGTGACCGTATTTGTAGTCCAAATGGAGCAAGTAAAAACATTATCAATGGCGTAGAGCTTGGCCGGTATGGGGAAGTTGTTGCTTACCATATTTGTGATACACATCCTTTAGCGGAGAGTACCAGTCAAAAAAAATGGATGCGTATCGACAAGTTTGGTCAGAAGAGCGGACGTCAAAATATATTGCATTTAATGGAGTCTGAACGGCCAGAGCAACGACGAGGTGTGCCAATCCTTGCACCGGTAATTGAGAGCTTAAAACAGCTTGGAAGATATACTGACGCGGAGTTAACGGCTGCCCTTGTGTCTTCCCTGTTTACAGTTTTCATTGAAACGAAGGATGAGTATGATGCGCCTCCGTTAGGATCAGCCATTAATGAACAAGAACAAGTGGATAAAGAGGATGAATTAAGCTATGAACTTGGTGCAGGCGCCATTGTTGCACTTGCTGAAGGGGAGAAAGCAAATACCTCCAATCCCGCACGTAATAATTCCTCATTTGATCCGTTTGTTGTAGCGGTTTGTCGGCAAATTGGAACAGCGCTAGAGCTCCCTTATGAAATATTATTAAAACATTTTACATCCAGTTATTCAGCCTCACGAGCTGCACTTTTAGAGGCGTGGAAGATGTTTAAGATGCGGCGCACGTTTTTAGCAAATGATTTTTGCCAGCCAATTTATGAGGAATGGTTAACAGAAGCGATCCTTCTTGGCAGAATTCAAGCACCGGGTTTTTTAGACAATCCATTAGTGCGAAAAGCTTATTGTGGTGCTGAGTGGAATGGGCCAACACAAGGACAACTAGACCCATTAAAAGAAGTACAGGCAGCGATGTTACGTGTGGAAAATGGCTTTAGTACAAGAGCACGTGAAACGGTAGAACTAACAGGTGGTAACTACTGGCTTAATCACGCACAGCGCGAGCGTGAAGAACAAGCACGTCGCGAGGCGGGGCTCGATATGAGTTATTTAGAAATTATGAAAAATATTGTTCAGGAAAAGGGGGTGAAAATTGAAGATGAGGATTGACCTTCGTGGCGCGATTGTACCAGACGGCGAACAATGGATTTATGACTGGTATGGTATTCCTGCTGTTAGCCCTAAACGCATTATGCAACAAATCGATAAAGCAATCTCAAGTAACGAAAAAGAGCTGATTGTTAATATTAATAGCCCTGGTGGATCTGTTTATGCAGCGTCTGAAATATGGTCGCATATTAAAAAATTTACAGGTGATTCCGTAGCCGAAATTACAGGTGTTTGTGCAAGTGCAGCATCCATTATTGCCATGGCTACGAAACGAACAGTTATAGCTCCTGTAGGCGCATTAATGATTCATAATGCCTCGACTATTGCACAAGGTGATTATCGTGAAATGGAGGCGATGAAGCAATTATTAATTAAAACAAATGAAGCGATTATGCAAACCTATAAAGTGAAAACGAAAAAGTCAGACGAAGAGTTAAAGCAAATGATGGACGCGGAGACATGGATGAATGCACAGCAAGCAGTGGAGCATGGCTTTGTGGATGACATTATGTTTACCGAGGATGTAGAAGTCGTTGCTTCAGCACAAATGGCACAAGATTTTGGCTCCAATGGTTTATTACCTAAAGCAGTAATCGACAAAATGCGCAAATTGTTAGCGAGTGAGCCAAATTTAGTTAACAAAAACAATGTTGCATTAAAGAGCGAGCAAGTAGCAGTGGAAGGAGAGGAACAACAAATGGATGTGAAGGAATTAGAAAGTAAACACCCTGACTTAGTCGAGCAAATTCGCAATAAAGCTAAAGAAGATGCAATTACAGCTGAACGTCAACGTATTCAGGAAATCGAAAATATTGCACTACCAGGCTTTGAAGAAATCGTGAATAAAGCGAAGTTTGAAACAGGAATGACGGCTGCTGAAACAGCGTTACAACTGTTAAACGCGCAGACGCAACAACGTACAACGAAGCTAGTGAATATCCAACAAGATGCTTCGCTACTTAATGGTATTGAAGGGCAGGAAGCACCAACGAATAACGATGACAACGAAATTGATGCACTTGTTAATAAAGTGTTAGGGAATGGAGTGAAATAACATGCCGATTTTAGAGTTTGATAATTTACTAGGCGGCTTTCAAACAGATGTCGTATCAGAGCCTATCACAGTGGCAGCGAACCAAGAATTATCGGTAGGACAAGTTTTTGCTCTGAATGAAAAAGGTCAAGCGGTTGCCATGACGAAAACGAGTTCTGCAAAAGATGTTTACGGTATTATGGCAGATGCCATTGCAACATCGGCTGATGAAACGAAACCCGCAGTTTGTTACAAGCGTGGAGAATTTAATGTCCGTAAAATTATTTTACCTGCGGATGCAGATGTAGTACCCTATCATATCGCTCTAAGCAATATCGGGATCACACTAAGAAATACTGTGCCAGCAGATCCGCAAAAGGAGGAGTAGATCAATGGCTATCAATTTATTTGAAACACGTACGATGCTAAAATTTTCCGAACGTATGCCACGTGTCACAACATTTTTACGAGATATGTTATTTACTGATACAGAGCTATCTCCAACAAATATAGTCGATGTAGATATTAAAAAAGGACGTGCCAAAATTGCGCCGTATGTTAGTGAAAAAATCGGTGGTAAAGTTGTAGAAAATAGCGGTTATCGGACAGAAACATTTGCACCACCATTAGTTGCACCTACGACGATTACAACAGCTCCGGATTTACAAAATCGTTCAATGGGCGAAAATTTATATTCTGCACGTACACCATATGAGCGAGCAGCAGAAAAACTTGTGAAAGATTTAAAAGAGCTCGACACCATGATTACACGTCGAGAAGAAGTGATGTGTGCACAAGCGATTTTCGATGGTGAAATTAATGTGAAGGGCGAAGGTGTCGATTATGTGATTTCGTTTAATCATACGAATCGAGAGACGCTTTCTGGGTCAAGTTTATGGAGTGCTTTTACATCACAAAAATATGCTGATTTGAAACGTTGGGTACGAACTGTCCAAGAAACAGGCTTTGTAAACGTTGATAATGTAGTCATATCACCAGATGTAACGGATGTCCTGTTGAAGGATAATGACATATTAAAACTATTAGATATTCGCAATGTAAATATCGGTGAACTAAAGCCTGAAACATTACCAAATGGTGCAACGTATATCGGTACAATTGCAGGGGTAGGTCGGATTTATGAATATGCAAGCAGCTATTATGATGATGTCGATAATAAGGTGAAGCCTATTGTCCCTCCTGGAACAATTGCCTTGCTAGCGACGGAAGCAGATTTTTCAATGGCCTATGCAGCCATTACCATTGCTAAAGGTGATGATTTAGTCACTTACGAAGCGGATCGTGTCCCTGATTCTTGGACGGAAAAACGCCCTGCTCGAAAAATTTTGCAATTAAGCGCCAAACCATTACCGATTCCAAAAGAAGTAAATAGCTGGTTTGTAGCGAAAGTGCTATAAGGGGGTACGCATATGATTCGAGCAAAACATACGATTCGTCACGATAATGTGTTTTATTCAAAAGGAGCAATTATCGATGGGCTAACAGAAGCAGAAGAATTACGATTGGTGAACTTAAAAGCAGCCGAATACGTACTTTCGCCAGAAGAGGAGCTTCAAAAGCAACGCGTTGAAAATCAAAAGGTAACGATACGTGCAGAAGAAATGGAAGAGCTTCGCATGGCGCTCGACACTGAATACAATGCCGACGATCTAAAACGTACCGCAAAAGAGGTTGGGGTTGATTTAACAGGTGTTTCGAAAAAAGACGATGTGATACAAGCGATTATTCAACAAGGAAAAGCACATGCGTTGCTTGAGGACGACGCCGATGAATAGGACATTTAAAGACCTTGTAGCCGAGGATTTAGATGTCTTTTTTAATTGTCTGGAATTGGCGGAGGTGCATGAATTAGACGGAGAATTCCTTGATTTAGTGATAGAAAGTAATGTGGAACATGTAAAAGACTATAGCCGTGATCAGTTAAGTGCGTCTCAGGAAGTGTTTGTCCATCTTAAAACCATCTTTGTGAAAAGTTGCGATTTCTATGTTCCGAAAGTAGGCAACATTTTGATGCTGGATGGCGAAGAATACTATGTCGAAGAAGCGAGCGAGGACATGGGGATTATCCGCATTGTCGTCAGCGCAAATGAAAGTTAGGTGTTAATATGATTGAACTAAAAATGCATCAAGTGGAGGTGTTAGAAGCACTGTTTGCTAAAACACCAAAAGAAGCACGGCTTCTATTTGCTCGTGCAATTAATCGATCAGCAGAATCTTCAAGAACTAAGGCGAGTCAAGAAGTACGAGCTAAATATGTGATACGAGCACTAGATGTAAAAAAGCCGATGAAGGTCAAGAAAGCGACAGCAAGTCAGCTATCAGCGCATGTTCATATAAGTGGGGGCGTAACGCCTTTAATGAAGTTTGATATCACACCCACAATGCCTGATGTCATGCCAGTGCGTGCTCGTGTGAAAAAAGGTAGTAGTAAAAAACTCATTCCACATGCCTTTGTTGCAAAAATGGATAATGCACATATGAACGCTTTTACACGTGTTGGAAAAAGGCGGTTACCGATTAAGGGACGATATGGACCTTCAATAGCACAAATGACGAGAGAGCCAAAAGTATTTACAAATATTACAACCCATGCACAAAAAACATTGGAAAAACGTCTTGACCATGAAATGAACCGACTATTATATGGAGGCTGATAAGATGGATGCTTTAAATATGACCGATGAATTAGTTGCCTTTTTTACAGAAGCTTTGGCAGATATGCGCTTACAAACAAAAGATGAAGATATATGGAAACCACCGACAGTATATGATGGCTATTTGCCACCGAAGAAGAATGCACGACGTGGTGATGACGATACCGAACAGGACGACTACCCATTCGTCATTGTTCGTTTTTTGTATGAAAAAGATAATTTAAAAGATAGTAATACGATGCAATTTAGATTTTTAATTGGTACGTATAGCAAGGATGAACGCCAAGGGTGGCGAGATACGCTGCATGTCATGAACCGGATGAAATTTGCGTTAAAAGAAGTCGGATTTGTAGGCCCTGGTTCATTATCAGGTGATATCGAAATGGCGCTTTTTGAAGAGCAAATGAAACCGTTGTGGCGAGGCGTTATGGAAGTTGAATTTGCAACACCAGCAGTTCAATTAGATAGGAGTGAGTTTGGAGATGCCTTCAATGATTAAAAACCAACAAGCATCACCGGAGCAAGTAGGTCAAGTTATTACAGAGAGTGTACCACAGGAGATTCTTATCTATGTAGGGCCACCTGTAATCGGTTTACAACAATTCAGTTCTTTTGTAGGGGGTTACCCGGTGCATTTTAAAGATCACCTTGAAAAATCACCGGCATTTCGCAACATGTTTATTGCCCCCGAAAAGCTCGTGGAGGTTCAACAACGTTTACTAGATGCGCATTCAGTAGAATCGATGTGGTTTACAAAAACAGCAGCTTATTTTAGTGGGGTGAAACAGTGATGATACGACATGGTTCAAGAGTACGAGAAGTTCCTACTTCTATTTCTGCACCAGTAGTAGCGACAGCGACGCTTCCTGTTGTTTTTGGTACAGCCCCAATTCATTTAGCTGAAACACAGGAACATGTGAATCAGCCTGTTTTAGCTTATTCATTTGCGGAATTCGTGAAAGCACTGGGATACTCGGATGATTGGGCAAATTACACCCTTTGTGAAATGGCGGATTTAGCATTTAGACAATTTAAAGTAGCACCAGTTGTGTTTGTAAATGTTTTAGATCCAACGAAACATAAAACAAGCAAAACGGAATCCATTACGATTCGAAATAAAAAAGGGGTCATCGAAACAACAGGGGTTTTATTAAAATCGATAGTTGTTAAAAACAATGACACGAAATTGAAACATGATGAAGACTATATGGCGTCATTTAATGAAAATGGCCAAGTTGTACTGGCAATAGTAAAGGGCAATGTAACAACGGTCAATGTCACTTATGATTATGTAACGCCGAATGTCATTACCAACAATCATATTATCGGTGGTTATGATATTGCATCTGGAAAAAGTACAGGTTTAGAGTTGCTAAACAATGTATTTCCTAAACTAGGGATGGTGCCAGGGCTTGTTCTTGCACCTAAGTTTTCAAAAGATCCAACGGTGGCAGCGGTGATGAAAGCTAAGGCTTCATCCATCAATTCTTACTTCAAAGCACAGGTGTTAGATGATGTGAATACTCGTGTTGCAAATACGTATACAAAGGTCAATGAATGGAAAAACACTAACAATTATACTGGTCATAATGAAGTCGTTTGTTGGCCACTTGTTGGCATGGGCGATAAAGTGTATCACCTTTCGTCTCACATTGCTTGTCGCATTATGAAAACAGCCTATGATAATGGGGATTTTCCACACGAATCGCCATCTAATAAATCATTACCAATGACCAAATTATTAGTAGAGAAAGACAGTGGTTATGAAGAAATCGATTTATCACCGGATCAAGCAGAGTTGCTAAATAACCAAGGTATTACAACAGCGATCAACTTTATTGGTGGATGGCGTGCTTGGGGGAACTATACGGGAGCATACCCTGGCAACACGGATGTCAAAGATATTTTTACGCCTGTTCGAATCACGCACAATTGGTTAGGAAACACCATCATTTTAACGACTTGGAGTATGGTAGATGGGCCGGTTGGTCCGCGTCTAATTAATAGAGTGTTAGATACGATGGGGATGTGGTTGAATGGTCTACAAGGTCAAGGGGTTTTAATTGGCGGACGCGTTGAATTCAGAAAAGAAGATAACCCTTTAACGGATTTAAATAGCGGCAAAATACGATTCCGTTATTTAGTGGCTGAACCGACACCAGCGCAAGATATTGATAATATTTTAGAGTTTGATGTGAATTATTATAATGCATTGTTTATCACTGATTAGGGGGGACAAGCATGTTTCCGGAAAAAATAAATGATTTTAGGGTTTTCGTAAATGATAAACCTGATTTATTAGGTATTACGGATGCAGAATTACCCGAGTTAAAATTCATGGCAGAGACTGTGAACGGTGCTGGCATTTTAGGAGAATATGAAGCGCCCAATTACGGTCATTTAGAGTCGATGAAGCTTAGACTCAATTGGCGTGTTATTACAGGGGAGCTAATTGATTTTTATAAACCAGAAAGCTTAAAAATAGACTTACGGATGTCTAATCAAATCTATGATATAAAAAAACGTTCACGCTCTCATGTACCTTCTAGAGTACTTGTGCATGGATCTGTACTAGGAAATCCATTAGGAAAAGTGGCAAAAGGCTCACCGTATGAAGCTTCAACTGAGATTGAGGTTTACTATATAAAGCTTGAATACAATGGCAAAGTGATGTTTGAATATGATCGTCATAACTATATCTACAAAGTGGACGGCATTGATTATAGCGCGAAAATTCGAGAAGCATTAGGACTTTAATGTAAAAGGAGCGGATGAGAAATGAAAGATAATCAAGATGTTCAAAATGTAATAAAAGAAGAAGTAGAAAATCCAAATATTAAAGTTATTACTTTACAAAGTCCTATCGAAATTGATGGGGCTTTTTTCAATGAAATTCAACTGGATTTTAGCAAAATGACGGGTGCTGATGTGTTGCAAATTGATACGGAATTAAAAACAGAGGATCACCCAGAAGGCTTCAATTCCGTTTACAATCAACACGTTTTATTAAAAATAGCGTCCAAAGCTTCAGGTATTTTACCGGATGATTTAATGAAATTATCGATCGCAGACTTTGTCGAAGTGACCTTTACGGCTCGTAATTTTTTGTTAGGATTGTAGGTCCAACGGGAGGCGCAAGAGATATAAGAAAATTACTGCTTGTCATGGCCTCTAATTCCTTTACCTCCATTGACTATTGGGCACAACAATCCTTTCTGTCGCTTAAAGAATGGAAAGAGGTACTGGAAGAAGTATTAGAGGAAGGAGCGAAAAAAGATGGCTAGATCAAGATCATATGATATGACTTTCGAGATTAACGGGAAAGTCGCTAGCTCCTTCAACAATGTGTTTAACAAAGCTACAACAAACCTGAATGATTTAAAAAAACGCTCACGTGAAGCACAGCGTGAGATGGCTCGCCTCGGTCGTGAGTTTCGTAATGGCAAGATTCATCAGTCACAATATGCGGAAGGTACCGCAAAATTAGCACGTGAATTAAAACAGTTAGAAGGTAGCCAACGCCGTCTTAATGCACTGAAAGCTACATTTGATAGTGGCATGAATAAAGCGAAACGTGCTGCAGGTGTGGCAGTGGGTGGTACTGCAGTTGCAGCGACAACAGTGGCTTTGTCATCATTGAATAAAGCAGCGGATTTTGAAGCGCAGATGGCCAAAGCAGGAGCGAAAACAGAGGCTACTCGAATGGAAATGGCAGCGTTAAATAAAGAGGCTTTACGATTAGGCGCCAATTCAAGTTTATCTGCATCACAGGTTGCAGTGGCAATGGATGAGCTCGGTGCAAAAGGGTTTGACGCCAATAAAATTATGGCAGCTATGCCCGGACTGATTGCAGCTACAGAAGCCTCAGGTGAAGATTTGGCTCTTGTCTCAGACGTTGTTACATCCGCCATTAATGCTTACGGTCTGGAAGCGAAAGAGGCAAGTCGTGTTGCCGATGTGATGGCCATGAGTGCCAATAAAACAGCTGCCGGTGTCGCTGATTTAGGCTTTTCATTTAAATATGCTGCGCCAGTCGCTAATACACTTGGTATTCAATTAGAGGAGTTGGCAGCGTCTACAGGTATTTTAGTGGACAAAGGTTTGGCTGGGGAACAGGCCGGAACAGCCTTGCGTATGGCTTTAATTCGATTATCTAAGCCACCATCAGAAGCCAAAAAAGCGCTAAAGGCTTTAAACCTTACGGCTATCGATTCTAAGGGGAAATTTAAAAGTCTTACTCAACTTTCGCAAGATTGGGAAAAGGCAACCGCCAAACTTTCTGAAACACAAAAAGTACAGTATGCGGCAACGATTTTCGGTACTGAGGCTTCTACCGCCATGTTAAGTCTATTTGGATCTGGTCCAGCTAAAATTAATGAAATGACAAAGTCGCTTGAAAATAGTAGTGGGGCTGCAGCAAAAGCGGCTGCCGTAATGAAAGATAATTATGCCGGTGCAAAAGAGCAAATGTTTAGTGCACTTGAATCAGCTCAAATTGCTTTAGCTACTCCCACATTAAATGTGCTCAAAGATACATTTCAAGGTTTAACAGCCATGATTGACGATGGTATGCCTAAGATTGAATCTTTAGGTGAAAAAATCGCCGGGGGTTTGCGAGAAATATTAGAACCTTTTGCAACAGTGAAACCAAAGCTGACACCAGAAATCAGGCATGATCCAGAAGCCTTTAAGGAATATGAAAAAGCTTTGGCAAAATTTCAACATTTTGATGGGATGGAATTAGGCGATAAAGTCATTTATATGTTGGATACGGCTACTGCTAAAGCGGAGGAGTGGCTAGGTGGAAGTGGTGGCCAAGCAATGGAAAAAATCTTCTCTAAACTTGGAGAAATAGCAGTTAAAGCATTTTTCGGAGCATTTACAAGTTCTTTAAAAGCAGCCGGTAGTAATGCATTAAATGGCAATTTCGCAGGCGCACTTGGCATGGGTGCTGCAACTTGGATGCTTGGTGGTGGAGCACTTGTAAAAGGTGCTATCGGTGCAGGTCGATGGGCATTGGAGAAACGGGGCGGGAAAGGAGCAAGGAAAGATTCCGCATCTTCTCAAGATATCGCAAGTGTTGAAACAGCATCCACAAAAGCAAAAGGGAAAAAATCAAAGGCAAAAAGAACCAAGGGAGCAGCGCAAGCAGCCACTGCAACTTTATGTGAAGTCACAACAGCGCCAACAAGTTCAAAAGAAAAGAAATCGAAAACTAAAGGAACAAACAAACGTTCAGCGAAAGTAGCTCCTAAAGGTAGTCAATCTGCTTTATCTCAAATTTTTAACACAGGGAAAAATGTCGTGAAAGGTGGAGGCAAGGCGCTAACGACTATTGCTAAAGGAGTTGGTAAAGGCTTTGCGCCAATCGGTTTAGCAATGGGTGTTCATGACATTTTTAAATCAAAAGATAAAGTCAAAGCGACAGCACAAACAACTGGTGGATTTGCAGGTGGCCTTGGTGGTGCCAAACTAGGAGCGGCAATCGGAACAGCTATTGCACCAGGAATCGGTACAACCCTTGGTCTTCTATTAGGTGGAGCTGCTGGTTATATTGGCGGAAAATGGGCAGGTGGTAAAGCTGTAGATACCGCACGTGGAGGACAGCGAGCTGCAAGTCAAACACCATCTGATAAAGGACGTACCGAGGCAACCAAATCAGTGGATACTCCAAAATTAAATGCAGCTGCGACACAACTTGCGACTAAGTTTGATACGACGAATACAGCATTCACAAAACTAGAAACAAGTATTAGTACGACTGCTGCCAATATGGACAATTTAACTAAGTATACAGGACAAGTCAGCACGGAGTTTGTTACATCCTTTGCTTCATTAAAAGAAACAACCGATTTATCCAATACAAATATGTCAACGTTAGCATCAACCATCGGACAAGCAACTGGGTGGGTTTCATCCATCCAAGGTATTCAACCTGCTGTTCAACATGTAATCGTCGCGTTAAATCGCCTTCGCACACGTATCGACAATATGCAGATTCAAGGTGCTGGCGGCGCTATATCAAGGAGGACGCAATATGAATAGCTATACAACCATCCAGGGAGATACGTGGGATTTAATTGCTTATCGGTTATGGGGGAGCGAGTATTTGCTCCCTCTTTTACTTGAAGCAAATCCAAAGCATCGTGACACAATTATTTTTACTGGTGATATTGTTTTAAACGTTCCGGTCATCGATACAGCAATTTATTCACAACGTCCTGCGTGGCTAGGGGAGCACGATGATGTATGACGATGGCAAGACGAACAGAGTTAAATGTAACCTACAATAATACGCGTTTGACCGATGAGTTAGGAGACGATTTATTAGATTGGACGTATACCGACAATTTAAGTGGAGAAATCGATGATTTACAGCTAGTTTTACAAGATGCAGATGTGCATTGGTTAAATGATTGGTTCCCATCGAAAGGTTCCCTGATAGAAGCTGAAATTGCAAAAACTCATTGGGGAGATCGCGTTGTAAAAACGAAGCTAGGAAAGTTTGAGGTAGATGAATTAATTGGTGATGGACCACCAACAAACATGACGATTAAGGCGTTAGCTGTTCCAGAATCCAATTCCATTCGAGGTGAATACAAATCGAAAGCATGGGAAAACGCGACGCTAAGACAAGTAGTACAAGATATTGCGAAAGCCAATCGTTTAAAGCTTTTTTGGGAAACAACCGAAAGTCCTAAAAAAGATCGCTATGAGCAAGAATCTGAAACAGATTTAGCTTTTTTGCATCGATTATGTAAAGACGAAGGGTTATGTCTTAAATTATCCAATAGCGCCATTGTCGTTTTAGATGAGGCGGATTATGAGGCAAAACCTGTAGTCGATACAATACTACGCGTGAGTAAAGAAACGTCTAACATTCAAGTACTTCAATGGCGATTCAATACAACACTTACTGGGACGTATAAGGCTTGCCGAGTACAGTCACATGATGCTAGTAAAAAGAAGACGATTAAGGCAACATTCACACCTCCAAAGGCACCAAAAGTCGGCCGTACATTAGTTGTGAAGGAAGAGGTTAAATCGGTAGCAGAAGCTCAGAAACTAGCGGAAAAACGATTGAGAGAGGCGAATAAAGATGCTACAACGATTCAATTAGTTGTTATAAGTGAAATGCATATCGATGCAGGCATGACGTTTGATTTAATCGGGTTTGGCCGTTTGAACGGAAAGTATATCGTAACGAGGGTACAACATCACAAAAGCAAAATGACACTCGATTTGCGTAAATGTTTGGAGGGATATTGATGCGAGTACAAGTTGGCGAAGTTACAACCATTGATCCAATAAAAGGAACAGCGCGAGTCAAAATTGAAGAGCAAGACAACAAAATATCAGCTCCTTTGCGTGTGTTATATCGCGGGACTTTAAAAAATAAGGATTTCTGGATGCCGAAGATTGGTGAACATGTACTTTGTTTATTTACAAAACAAAGTGAAGGCTTTATTGTAGGGGCTTTTTATTCAGAAGGCACACAGCCACCCTGTAGCGAACCAGAGAAACGATGCATCGAGTTCGAAGATGGTAGTGTAATAGATTATGACGCTAAAACACATACATTACATCTCAATATAGTGGGTGAAATCAATATCCAAACAAAAGGGTCTGTTACAGTAAATGGCCAACTACTTTTACCGATTACTGGTACTTCATAAAGGAAGGGATTAGCAATGGCGACAATCGGTAGTTTTGGTGATGTCCTATTTGAAGTTTCCACGGATAAAACTCTTACATTTTACGATCTAGAGAAAAAGAGCAGTGCTAAGTGGGAAGAGTACGAGATCCAAGGCAACAAGACAAAATTAGAGTTTAATGGTCCGGGGCTAACGGATATTACGTACAACCTTTTATTGCGTGCTGAACAAGGCATTAACCCTGTAAAAGAATTAGCAAAGTTAGAGAACATGCAACATAAAGGGGAAGCACATCACTTTATTTTAGGACAAAAACCAATCTCGCCAAACAAATTTGTAATAGCGGAGTTATCGGCAGGCTTACGAAATATTGATCCAACAGGAAATGTGTTTTCAGTAGAAGTAACGGTGTCTTTAAAAGAATATGTGCAAAGTAAAACGGGTGTTAAAAAAACAATGACAAACATGCAGCAAAAAGCAGCTACTAGTAATAAAAAAGCACTCGGAACGATGACCATTACGGTGAAATCGGTGCATATACGAAGTGGCCCAGGTACTAACCATAAGGTGATAGGGTATGCCATGAAAAATCAGCAATTGACTGTTTACGGTGTGAATAATGGTTGGTATAGCCTTGGTGGAGGCAAATATATTACAGCGAATAACGCTTACTCAACGTTTAAGAAAGGGTGATGTTATGTACGAAGTTGAGCCGACAGAACCAATGAAAACAATCGATTTTGGAGCGACAGGTGTAGAGGAAATTCTACAGAATGTCGCTTTTATTATGGCCACAGCTCGTATGAGTTGCCCACTGGACCGTGAGTTTGGATGGGATAAGACGGTAATCGATACACCTATTGCGATTGCAAAAGCAAGAATAGTGGCCAATTTAACCGAAGCGATTCACAAATTTGAACCACGAGCAATCGTTGTAGCTGTAGATGTACTAGGAGATGGTCTTCAAGGACGTTTAACGCCAAAAGTGGTGGTGAGCATTCATGAGTCGTTTTAATTTACCTGATTTATATTTTTTAGAAAAAGCACCCGAACAAATTGAAAGTGAAATGTTGTTGCATGTTAGAGAAAAAACAGGACTAACATTGCAGCGTGCAGATCCAAGGTTGAAATTTATTCAGGCATTGGCTGCATTTGTTTCTATAGAGCGCAACAAATTAGAACACGCTTTGCGCCAGAATCGTTTGTCATATGCCGAGGATGACATGCTAGATCATATGGGTGCTGAAATGTCTACGGAGCGTCTACCAGCGAAATATGCACAGACAACAATGGCTTTTAGTTTAGAAGAAGAGCGTGTGGATGCTCTGACAATTCCTGCAGGAACAAGGTATCAGGTTGGCGATGTTTATTTTGAGACAAAGAATGCACATATCATTGCGCCAGGTACCCACCTTTATACAGTTGAAGCCACTTGTACGGAGCCAGGCGAAATGGGCAATGGCTTTTTAGTTGGTGAAATCGCCACGTTAGTAGAGCCTTTACCTTATGTGAAATCTGTCCAAAACACGATCATTACTAGTGGGGGTGCAGAGGAGGAAAGTGATGATGCTTATGCTGAACGAATTCGATTAGCACCTGAAAGTTTCTCCGTAGCTGGTTCAGAACTTGCCTATATTTACTGGGCAAAATCCGCGAGTCAGGACATTGTGGATGCTATCGCTGATACACCTAAGGAGGGTGAAATCGATATTCGAATCTTAATGAGGGATGGTCGTTTACCAACGGAGGAAGAGCTCAAATTGGTAGAAGAAAAGGTTTCATCTAAAAGAGTTCGCCCGCTCACTGATAAGGTAGCTATCAATGCACCAACAACGAAAGGCTATGAGGTAGTTGTAGAATATTGGATTGCCCGAAAAAATGCGACGGTTTCAAGCATTATCGAAACACAAGTGAGGGCTGCATTTGAAGCTTACTTGAAGTGGCAGCGGGAAAAAATGGGGCGTGATGTGGATTTATCCGAACTAATCGCACGATTAAAACAAGCAGGAGCTTCACGTGTGGCCGTTCATTCGCCGATGTTTATTGAAGTGAAGGACAAGGAAGTAGCGCATCCAACAACCACTTCTTTGACTTTAGGAGGTTTGGTCGATGATTAACCACAATCAATATAACAAGTTATTGCCGAACAGTTTGTCGCAAGATCCAGTCGTTGTGGCGATGTTTGAAGCTACAGTTATCCAGTTAAAAGAAGTGTACGACGAAGCGAACGCTCTATATGATTTAGTCCGTATCGATCATTTACCCGAGCCATTATTGGATTTGCTAGCGTATGAAAAGCATGTGGATTTTTACGATCACCATTTAACGATTGCCCAAAAAAGAGAACTCATTAAATCATCGATTAGTTGGCATCGAAAAAAAGGAACGCGCTGGGCAGTCGAGCGTGTCGTTTCCATTGTGTACCCGAATGCCAATGTATATGAATGGTTTGAATACGATGGCGAAAAATACCGATTTAAAATTGAAGTAAACGAGCCTTTTATAGCAAGTAAAGATATGCAACGACTAATTGAATTGGTTAATGCAACGAAAAACAAACGCTCATGGCTTGAATATATATCGGTAAAACTGCCTCAAACAAACTATATTGAGCTCGATTCATCCAAACAACACTTTCCCGTCTCCTTGCCTATTTGCGGAGAAGTTTATTGTGAGGGGCTATCGGGTGTGGAAACCATCAGTACTGTGGAAATAGAAATGAATCGATACACGTATCCCGTTTATTTGCCAGTATGTGGCGAAATTTATGCAAATGAGGAGTGGGATATATGGTAACGCGCATTGTAATTGACCGAACACTAGCATTTTTAAGAGATATGGCCAAACATGCTGTTGTGACCATTGATGGCGAGGATATGGTTAAATCCTTTGATTCACAGGAGATTGAAGGGGACTCCGTTAAAACTTATGTGTATTTAGATGAAGGTCATGGTTTAGTGACAAAAGCAAAATTAGTTGATGCACAAGGCATCGAATTGGATAAGTACACAACGTCCATTGAACCAAGTGAGGATGGCTTAATGATTGTCTTTACTTTATCTGTCATATTGAAAGGAGCTGTTGAAGAATGAGTTTTCTCGGGAAAAATCGTTATGAATTAATTCATTGGAAGGATCGGATTTGGAAGCGTGGACCAGATGGCAAGTTAATCCCCAAAATAGACGAACATGGCGAAATTATTATGAATCCTCTTACCGGTTATCCAGAATATGAAGTTATACGCGATGGTACAAGAGTAGCTGCAAAACGTATGAATCATATGGATGAAGGTATTCATCTAGCTCATGAACTGATTGTACAACTGACATCTACTATACGACGCCTACAAATCCAAATGGAACTCGACGGCCGTGTACCAGATAATTCCGGAACATTCGCCGATACATTGGACGGCAACACTAACAAAATCAAGTTAGATAAAACGATGACTGAAATTATCGAGGCAGTGGAAAAGGGCGCAACAACATTAAAAGTAGCTAGTGTAAAAGGCTTTGCAGCAAAGACACAAGTGACTATTTACGATGATGAACATAGTGAAGACGTGTTGATAACCAAAATTGGTATGGATACAATCAATGTCCAACCTCTTTCAAGTAAGTACAAAAAGGGTGCAAAAGTAGCTCGAAGTAATGTTCAAATTGATACGGTTAATGCTGAAATGCGTATAGGTGATTGGCAAACATACAATGTTGAATTAGTGGAGGTGATGTAAAGTGGTTCTATATTATTGGAATAAGTATAAGGTAGTAGAACGGTATAATACAAATCCTGATACATGGCCTTGGGAATATAAAGGTAATCGCAGTACCCCTTATTCTACTGATGATAGTGGTTATGAAAGAATGGCACAAAGTTTTCTATTAGATGACGAAGGGAAAGTAGTGCCTAATTATACCTCGTATAATCGAAATAATATGTCTCGGGGTGTCCCATATTACTATATGTACAACCCTCATGCATCAATGGAAAGCGGATCTCGATACTATGTGAAAAATGTATATAGTGAAGTAAGGCAACTTTTTGTAGCATATGATTACTGGGAATGTAAAGCGGAAAATGTACCAAAGGAGATTGGTAGAGGTCAATTAGTTCAATCGAATATTGTAGCGGTTGCATCCGCCTACGTAAATGGGTACGTACACTCTGATGGTTTTTGGTATGAAAGAGTTTCAATTGTTCAGACTGCACCGACAACCCCTGGTACATTTACACAACCTTCTGGAACTTTAGAAATTGGCGATTCAAAAGTATTTACGGTGGGTGCGTCATCTGACGCAAACCACAACCTATCCAAATACATTTGGGAAGTATCGATAAATGGTGCTGCTTATTCGAAAGTAGGAGAAACAACATTACCTAGCTTCACGTATAAAATACCAATAGCTAGAAGCTTAAAAATGCGTGTTAAAGCAGTTGATACAACTGGGTTACAAAGTGCATATCGTGAGAGTAGTTCATACACAGTGCATAAACGCAACACAGCACCAACACGACCAGGAGCCTTTACACAACCTTCTGGAACTTTAGAAATAGGCGACTCAAAAGTATTCGTTGTAGGAGCTTCAACAGACGCAGATGGCAACCTATCTAAGTACATTTGGGAAGTATCTATAAATGGTGCTGCTTTTTCAAAAGTAGGAGAAACAATATCACGTAGCTTAACGTACAAAATACCGATAGCTACAAACTTGAAAATGCGTGTTAAAGCAGTTGATACAGGTGGATTAGAAAGTGAATATCGCGAGAGTAGTACATATATGGTTACTATGCCCATGTATTATTGGAGCAAATTTAACACGGTTGAAACACCTATTTATACTCAAAAAGAAACGATTTTACCTAAATTTAGGTTTGTGTGGGATTTTGCAGAAGTATATAGTGCATTTAAATTAAATCAACAAACAGGTGAATTTGAAAGTAATGGAGTTACCTATCCTCACGGGTTTAAAGAAGCGACTAATGATAATTACGCAGATGTGATTAAATACTACCAACCAATCATTGATCAGACAAATCAGCGAAATATTTATAAACCTACTAGGTTTATTGAAGTTTTTGTAGCTGAAAATGGAAATGTATTCTTTTACGCAGATGCGATTAAATACTATGTTGATAAAACTATAACTTACTCCAAAGGGGTTCTTGTGCAGTCTGATATTCAAGCGTTAGAAGAAACATATCCAATGGATGGAAAACACACTGATGGATTTTGGTATGTAAGAGGTAGCCGTGTCAATCAAGCGATTGCACCGCCCGGTCCATTTACATCTCCAATACAAGGAAAAAAGTTCAAACCGAATGAAGTTATTAACATTACATTCGGTGCATCCAACGCTGCTAACCTTACACTATATGAAGTCGATTACCGTTACAACAACACAGGTTCTTGGATGCGACTACCATATACCAACAGGCTTAGTCGTAGTTTAACTATTACGACAGATAAGACACTTAAAACACTACAATTAAGAGTAAGAGCGAAAAATACAAACAATGTGTATTCGGATTACGTATATTCAGATGTATTTGGGATTGAACACAATGTAGCACCTACAGTGTCATTGAGGCAGCCATCAGGGACGGTTAGATTGTATGAAAATGACACATTAAATATTGAAGGAACAGCTTTTGATTCTGACCCAGACCAATCTGTTACAGTATATTATCAAATTAATAATGAACCTAGAAAGGTATTAGCCACAAACATAAGTCAGGAAAGATTTGCGTTATCCAAGCAGTTAACTTTTAAAGGTGGCAAGCTTTATAACGGTAAAACGGCTATTACAGGCAATTTATCGCAAGGGCTTCAAAGACTGTTTGTATGGGCAGAAGACACGGAAAAAGGTATCTCTTCAAAAATAGAACGAAGGTTTTCAGTTATTCCGAACAGAGCACCTATGCTATCGGTGGATGCTGTAGTACCTTCTGGTGTCGTCGATAACGATAAATTCAAAATATCCGGTAAGGTATTGGACGAAGATGCGAATGCCACGGTGAAAGTGACAAGACGTATTAATGCAGGTGAGCAAGTGGAAATTTACAGTGGTTCGGGTGGTCCTTGGGAGTTTGATGTAAAGCTAGCACAATTAATAACGTGTGAAAATACGATTGTTCTTGAGGTCGTGGATAACTACGGAGCCAAGACGAGCAAAACCATTAAACTAAATAAAAAAGAAGTGAAAACGCCTATTTTACAATCCGTTGCTCGTTACCAAATCGAGCCGCCAAGCGGATCTGCAAAGGGCATTTTATTGTTTATTCAACGAGATGAAGCACTTGAAATAAAAGTGGAACTATCCATGACGGAAAAGGGTGGGCCAGAGCAATACACAGTGTTAACACCAGTAAATACAGCACCAATTACAGCCAAACAAGGTGTCGTGGAGGACACATTTGAGCTTAAAGAAATGGAAGCCAAACAACGAATTTTATTAAAAATTACGCTAACACGTAAGGACTTGGCATCTAATCACAAAATACTTCTGATAACAGGGGCGGTGGACTAATGGCATTTCAATATAAAGTACGTAATCCCGATGGCACAATGGGTAAAATGAGAAAGTTCGGTGACGAGGACACAGCTGAAGAAAAGGCTGCACGTTTAGAAAAAGAAAACCAACTTCTATTAAGTAGTATGAGGGAGATGTCAACGTATATAGCGAACCAAGAGCAACGATTAGCAGAGCAGGAAAGGGCGATTATGGAGCTTTCCACGTTAATTGCAAAGGAATCAGAAGGAGGCGAACCAAGTGTTTAATGAACATAGTGGTCTTGTAATCATCTGGTATAACTATGTGCTAGCAAGACCAGAAAAGCGTAATCAAGTACCAAATCTATCGAATTTGCGCCAAGTGGTGTATAGCAAACTAGAACAAGAAATTGATAGTGAAATTTATGAATTTCAGTCAAAAGAATGAAGATAAATAATCAATATTGTAAATATAATAGATTTAATTGTTATATTGTCTTCTATCTTAAATAATCAAAAGATAGTTATTGGAGAGGAAGATTGGATGAGTAAAGACTTTATTATTTTTGGAGCAAGTCAAGGGCTTGGTGACGCCTTTGTAAAGGGTCTACCCATAGAGGGAGATACTGTATGGATGGTGTCAAGAACACGACCAGAAAGTTTGGATATTAATGATGGTGTAAATCGCAAATGGCTCTCCATAGATTTATCAAGTCAACAACAAATCTCTGCTTTAAAGGAAACCTTAAAAGACATTGCAATAGATGTATTAATATATAATGTTGGCGTATGGGAAAAGCGTGGTTTCGAAGATGACTATACATTTGATAAGGATGAAATTGAAGATATTTCCAACTTAATCAATATAAATCTAACTTCTACTATTACGTATATTCAAGCGCTTCTACCAAACTTAAGACAAGCTAAAAATGGAAAAGTCATTTTAATTGGTTCAACGGCAGGCTTAGAACATACAAATAGTTCACAGGTTTCATTTGTTGCATCTAAATTCGGCTTACGAGGCATTACAAATGCTCTACGTGAACATTTGAGAGGAGATAAAATTGCTGTCACTTGTATTAATCCAGGGGAGCTAGCAGCAGAAGTACCTTATGAAGAAGGTGCAGAAAAGGCAATTGATTTATATGAAGGTACACGTATACCTGTACAAGATATTGTATCTATTGTGCAATGTGTGATTAATTTATCACCAGTTTCATGTGTTAAGGAAATTACTATCCCTTCAATAACAGACTTAAATGCTTAATCGTTTCAAAATAAGTAAAATTACAATAGATTTTAAGCCATCTACAATCATCTGTGGAGGGCTTTTATTATGCAAAAAGGAAGGTATCCAATGAAAACAGACACATTATATACATCACTCGTAGGCGGCTCCATGATAGGGGTCGCTTATTTTGTTGGTGGCATTGACCATTTAATCAAAGCCTTCGTAATCTTTATGGCGATTGATTACATTTTAGGCATCATGGTTGCGTTTGTTGTGAAAAATGTTGATAGCAGAAAAGCCTTAATAGGACTGTTTAAAAAACTGGCGATGATTTTGATGGTGATTGCTGCAGTGCAACTGGACTTAGCAACCGAGAGTGGTAACTTTATGCGCAATGCTATGATTCTTTTTCTAATTGGTATGGAAGGAATCAGTATGATTGAGAATCTTGGTAAGCTAGGGATGAAAGTGCCGAAGTTTTTAACAAATGCTTTTAGGCAACTTCAAATCGACAATGATGATAAAAAGGATGATAAACAATGAGTGTTACAACAACATGTCGAGATATAGGCGAATTACTACCAGTGGCTCAAACAGCATGCAGATTGCTCTTTCAACAGTGCTTTAAAGCAGGCATTAATAATATCTTCGTCACGGAAACTTACCGATCACAAGCACGGCAAAATTATTTGTATGAGCAGGGGCGGACACGACTATTTGATGCAAAGGGTAAGCGTCTTTATCCAGTGACTTGGACACTATCCAGCAATCATACAACACGTTTAGCATGGGACATTGCGGTGGCACCCCCTAAATCCTTATATGATGTAGATACATTAACAAAAGTTGGAGCAATAGCTCGTAAGTTAGGCATTACGTGGGGTGGTGATTGGGCACGCAACATTGACCGACCTCATTTTGAAGTGAAACGAAATTGGAAGATGCCTAGAGGGTACAAATTAGAAGGACAAGTAATCGTGCCGAGTAACAGTAAAATGAAAGTACAATTAATTGTGAAAGATAAGAAGGAGGAAATAAAAGTGAGTCATACATGGAATCCAGGTTCACCAGCTATGAAAACTGAAACTGAAAACTTTATTGCCCAAGCTGTAAAGGAGGGTATTATTAATGCTTCACACTTGAAGGATTTACAGAATGGAGTCATGACGACGGATCGTTTGATTGGTGTGTATATTACGATTCAACAAAGACGAAATAAATAAAATAGAAAGACCGCTCTACCACTTAATCATTGTGGAGGGCGGTCTCTTGATTAATACTCTCTTACTTCAAATGAAGCAATCTTGTCGTGTACAATATATTCAGTTACTTTTTTATAAGGTGAGATGGTTTTTGTGAATTTGAAAGTTGAAGTACCTTGAGCACTTTCAAACCAATTCAAATAATTATTTAAAACGGTATTAGTAACATCATATTCTTTTGTAATACCATTTACTAGTGTGATACTAAGGATAGCAC